GAACGTCACCGAGAGATGGAAGGCAGATATGACTTCAGACTCTTGGCTGTCAAAGAATGTTAGACCATTGGTATTGATGTTCTTAATTTTCTGTACGATGTTACTTATTTTTATTGATGCAGGACAGCTTGATTTTAAAGTTGAGGATAATTGGGTTAGTTTGCTTGAGATACTTTTACTCACAGTTATAGCGGCTTATTTTGGTGGTAGAACGATTGAGAAGACAAGAAAGAAATAATTCCTATCTTTGTAGGAAATAAAATTTAATACAATGAAACTTGATGAAAAAGAATTAGAGACTATCCGTGAGATGCAGGGAGAGTTTCAGAAGGCAAAACTTGCCTTAGCAGATTTAGAGCTTAACAAGCACCAACTTCTAAAGACTATAGATGTCTTGAAGCAGGACTTCGGTAAGCACGAGCAGAAGCTTATAGATAAATATGGAGCCGACTCCGTTATAAATGTTCAGACAGGAGAGGTTACTGAAAACAAAAAATAAAAATGGCAAGAATAAGTACATACACAAATGCAAGTCCGGTAACACTATCGGATAAATTTATTGGAACTGAGGTTGCAGGAACACCTGTAAATGTTACTAAGAACTTTTTAATTAGTGACCTTCTCGCATTGTTCCAATCGAATATTACTTTGCAGAATGTACTTGATGCAGGTAACACAGCTACACAGAGTATAATACTAACAGGAGATATTACTCAGACAGGCAACTTCAGTATAACAGGAGGAGCGTTAAGCTTGGGAGGTACAGTAAGAGACTTCAATGGCGCTCTTGGTAACAATGGTGAGACGCTTGTTTGTAATGCAAGCGGTCAGCTTGTTTTTGGTTCGGGACTACTAATCAAAACCTAAGTCAAGTTTTGGCTATAGGTAACACTGCAACGAATGACATAAACCTCACAGGAAATTTAAACCTTACGGGCAACATCGTGGAAACGGGGGATATAACGCTTATAGGTAGTATCACTCAGACAGGAGACCAAGATATCACAGGAGATGTCACGCAAACAGGAGGTGACTACACTTTAACAGGTAACATCACGCAAACGGGAAACATAAATCTTACAGGTAACTATCAACAAGTAGGAACTATGCGTCTTACAGGCGATATGATTCACACAGGTGCATATAGCTATAGCGGTGGTCAGTTTTTGATGGGTGCTACAGGAACAATGGTTCTTGGCGGAGCGTTAACTTGTAACAGTTCAATTAGCTTAACAGGTACAGTAAAAGATTATAACGATACATTGGGTGGAGATGGTCAGATTCTTGTTTCAGATGCAAGTGGTCAAGTTACTTGGCAGGACAGTGTACCTACAACGGTACGCTCAAGTGCGTTGACTACCACCAACATTATTCTTGCTGACAAGAATGGTGTTGTTATTACAACTGCAGCAACAGCTACTGATGTAAGAATACCTACTAACGCAGGAGCAGCATTCCCTATAGGGACTAAGATAACCATCATTCAAGAGGGGGCGGGTACTGTTACCGTAGTAGGGACATCGGGTGTTACACTTCAGTCATCTCAAGGACACGATAGCTTGTCTCATCAGTATTCAGTAGCCACTGTTGTAAAGACAGCTACAGACACTTGGTACTTGTACGGAGAGATAAAAGCATAAATTTAATTAAATGGATATTAGAAAAGTATCAATAGGAACAGATTTTAAATCAGCAATGCACTACATAGTAGGGCAGGAGGTTTTAGGAGGCAACTATGTGATACACCTAATAAAGTTCAACTCAACAAATTCTTCTTACAAACTTTATATTGAAGAATCGAAAGGAGATATGGTTGTACTTTGGAAGGAATTTAATTCTAATCTTCCTATAACAGTAGAATACAATATAAACTTTTGAAATCACCAACTCAGTTCATAGTCAAACCATTAAAAGGAAAACGATATAACAACACTAAGGATATAGGGGGTGTTGATTTAATTATAAGCACATCAGAGGAGGACCATAAGTTTTCAAACAGGTATGCAGAAGTATTGGAAACACCTTTAGATTATAATGGAGAAATAAAAAGAGGAGATACACTCTTGGTGCATCATAATGTTTTTAAGTTCTACAATGATATGAAGGGTCGTAGACAAAGCGGCAAGAGTTTCTTAAAAGACGATATGTTTCTTGTGGACCCGGACCAATTTTATATGTACAAAAATGAAAATGGTTGGAACTCATATGAAAGATACTGCTTTGTAAAGCCTGTTTCTGTAGAAGAGTCTTACATATTTAAACCTTTTAGTGAAGAGCCATTGGTAGGAGAAATGAAATACCCTAATGATTACTTGTTAGAAAAAGGAGTTAAGGCAGGAGATAGAATTAGTTTTAAGCCCGACAGTGAATATGAGTTTACTGTGGATGGTGAAAAGCTTTACAGGATGTATGACCATCAAATAACAATGCTTGTATGACACCTACAGAACTAAAAGAAAATATTATTAAGGCAGGAAATATAGCTGTTCAGCAGCTTATAAAGGTTGCCAAAGAAGAAATTATCAGACACGACCCCGAAGACGAGCTTGCAGCGGACAGATTAAAGAATGCTGCAGCAACAAAGAAGCTTGCTATTTTTGATGCCTTTGAGATTCTAAATAGAATAGAGGCAGAGAAAGAGGCTTTAGAGCTGAGTAAGACAGGAGTTCAAAATAATTCAAAACAGGGTTTTGCAGAAAGACACGCAGGATAATCTATACAGGGTCTTAGAGGATTACATCCCAAAGACTGTAATGACCAACAAAAACAAGAGTGGTAGTTGGAAGTATGGTTATGACTCAAAGTACGATGTGATTATAATATCTAAGACGGGTCAGATAGGAGAGGTTGTGAGTATACAAGGTCTACCTATTGCTCTTCCAAAAGCACCCAAGGAGTGTCCTCAACGACACTCAAAAAAATCAGAACAATATTGGGAACGGTTTGATATACCAAAAGAACTAAGTAAGATTCAATCTATATTTCAGTGGAACGAACAGCACGCAGTATTTAAAAACAGGTGGGTTGATTATATAGAAGACGAATTCAACAGAAGAGAAGAAGGTTATTGGTTTATGAACAATGGGAAGAAAACCTATATAACAGGTGGACACTATATGTATCTTCAATGGACAAAAATTGACATTGGATATCCGGATTACAGAGAAGCCAATAGAATACTTTACCTTTTTTGGGAAGCCTGTAAAGCAGATAGTAGAAGCTTTGGTATGGATTATCTTAAGATAAGACGTTCGGGATTTTCTTATATGGGCTCAGAGGAGTGTGCAAACATAGGAACTATATCTAAGGATTCAAGGATAGGAATATTATCCAAGACAGGGGCAGATGCAAAGAAGATGTTCACAGATAAGGTTGTCCCTGTGGTAAACAACTATCCTTTCTTCTTCAAGCCCATACAGGATGGTATGGATAAACCAAAAACAGAATTAGCATTTAGAATACCTGCTTCTAAGATTACAAAGAAAAATATGTACGATGTATCTGAAGATGAGATGCAGGGACTTGACACAACAATAGATTGGAAGAACACAGACGACAACAGCTATGACGGTGAAAAATTATTATTGCTGATACACGACGAGAGTGGAAAGTGGATTAAACCAAACAACATTCTAAATAATTGGCGAGTAACTAAAACCTGTTTGCGTTTAGGTAGCAAAATTATAGGCAAGTGTATGATGGGTTCTACATCAAATGCTTTAGCAAAAGGGGGTGGAAACTTTAAAAAACTTTACGAAGACTCAAGGCTCACAACACGAAATGCTAACGGTCAGACGAAGAGTGGTATGTATTCTTTATTTATTCCGATGGAATGGAATATGGAAGGATTCATTGACAGATACGGTATGCCTGTATTTCGAAAACCTCCTGTTGAGGTCTTAGGCGTTGATAATGAAATGATTTCAAATGGAGCCATAGATTATTGGGAAGCAGAGGTGGAGTCATTAAAGAATGACCCCGATGCGCTCAATGAATTTTACCGTCAGTTTCCAAGAACAGAGTCTCACGCATTCAGAGATGAGAGTAAAGAGTCTTTGTTTAACCTCACAAAAATATATCAGCAGATAGACTACAATGACTCAATGATAAAAGAACACCACATAACAAGAGGTTCTTTTCATTGGAGAGACGGTATAAAGGATACCGATGTGATATTCACACCCGATAGTAGAGGCAGGTTTAAAGTTTCTTGGACACCAAGGAAAGGTTTGAACAATAGAGTGTCTGTAAAGAACGGAATTAAGTATCCGGGGAATGAACATATGGGGGCATTTGGTTGTGACTCCTATGACATATCCGGAGTAGTAGGCGGCGGAGGTTCTAATGGTGCACTTCACGGATTAACCAAGTTTAGTATGGAGGATGCTCCTTCTAATGAGTTCTTTCTTGAGTATGTAGCAAGACCTCAGACAGCCGAGATTTTTTATGAAGAGGTTTTAATGGCGTGTGTTTTTTACGGTATGCCTATACTTATAGAGAACAACAAACCAAGACTGTTATACCATTTTAAGAATAGAGGATACAGGGGGTTTTGTATGAACAGACCCGACAAGACATATACAAAGCTGTCTAAGACAGAAAGAGAGCTTGGCGGTATACCTAACACAAGTGAGGATGTAAAGCAGGCGCACGCATCAGCTATTGAATCATACATAGAAAAGTATGTGGGTATGGATATGGACGGAACTTTTAGAGATGACGACACTATGGGTACAATGCCATTCGTTAGAACGCTTGAAGATTGGGCTAAGTTTGATATAAACAATAGAACCAAGTATGATGCCTCTATTAGTTCGGGACTTGCAATAATGGCGTGTCAGAAACATCTGTACACCCCACAGAAAAAAGAGTCAAAAATAAAAGTTAACTTTGCAAGGTATAGTAACACAGGAACATTAAGTGAAATAATCAGATGAAAGACGTAAAAATAAATATTTCATCTGCAGGTTTCCCAAGTCAATTCGTATCGGATGCTGAGAAAGCTACCGACGAATTTGGATTACAGATTGGACAGGCTATTAATATGAATGGTTTAAAAAAGACGGGCAACAATGCAGATTCTACAGTCAATGGAGAGACTTTAATAAGCTAAGATTGTATGCGCGAGGTGAACAGTCTGTTGCTAAATACAAGAACGAACTTGCTATTGATGGTGACCTTTCTTATCTCAACTTAGATTGGACACCCGTCCCTGTTATACCTAAATTTGTTGACATCGTTGTTAATGGAATGTCTGACAGATTGTTTAAGGTTAAGGCTTACGCTCAAGACGCATTGTCTCAAGCAAAGAGAAGTAAATATCAAGATATGGTTGAGGGTCAGATGGTGGCAAAAGATACCCTTAATATTATTAAAGAAAAAACAGGAGCGAATCCTTTTATTATAGACCCCGAAGAACTTCCTAATACAGACGAAGAGATGTCCCTGTATATGCAGCTTAAATACAAGCCTGCTATTGAAATAGCAGAAGAGGAGGCTATAAATACTATACTTGAAGAGAATCATTACCAAGACCTTAGAAAGAGATGCGACTATGACTTAGCTACGTTGGGTGTTAGTATGGCTAAGCATAACTTCTTGAAAGGTTCGGGTGTTGAGGTAGAGTATGTTGACCCTGCGAACGTGGTATATAGCTACACCGAAGACCCACACTTTAAAGATTGTTTTTATTGGGGAGAGATTAAGACACTACCTATCGTAGAGCTGTTAAAGATAGACCCTTCATTGACAAGAGAAGATTTAGAGGAGATAGCTAAGTACAGTCAGAGTTGGTACAACTATTACAATGTTGCTCAGTATTATGAGAACGATATTTTTTATAGGGATACCGTAACCGTTATGTACTTCAATTATAAGACCACAAAGAAAATGGTCTATAAGAAAAAGATTCTTGAAACAGGAGGAAGTAAAGTTGTGGAGAAAGACGACCAATTCAATCCACCTAAAGAGATGATGGAGGAAGGTCGATTCGAAAAGATTGAAAAGACTATTGATGTATGGTATGACGGTGTTATGGTTATGGGAACCAACATCCTGCTCAAGTGGGAGCTTGCTCAGAATATGGTTCGTCCAAAGTCATCAAGTCAACACGCACTACCAAACTATGTTGCGGTTGCGCCAAGAATGTACAAGGGTGTTATTGAATCATTAGTAAGAAGGATGATTCCATTTGCTGATTTGATTCAGATAACACACCTCAAGCTTCAGCAGGTAATATCAAGGGTTGTACCCGACGGTGTATACATAGATGCTGATGGATTAAACGAGGTTGACTTAGGAACAGGGCAGGCTTACAATCCCGAAGATGCGTTGCGTATGTATTTTCAAACGGGTAGTGTTATCGGAAGGAGCTATACTCAAGACGGAGATTATAACCAAGGCAAGGTTCCGATTAAGGAGCTTCAGTCATCATCGGGCGCGAGCAAAACTCAGATGCTTTTAACAAACTATAATCATTATCTAAATATGATTAGAACTGTAACAGGGCTTAACGAGGCTCGTGACGCATCTACTCCGGACCCTAATTCTTTAGTTGGTCTGCAGAAGCTTGCAGCGTTAAACTCTAACACAGCAACACGACACATACTCGATGGTAGTCTTTATATATTCAGAAGCCTATCAGAAGCTCTTACGTACAGAGTAGCAGACATATTAGAGTATTCAGACTTCAAAGATGATTTTGTAAACAAAATAGGAAAGTATAACGTAAGTATACTTAATGAAATCTCAGACCTTTACATATATGATTTTGGTATTTTTATAGAGGTCAGTCCCGATGAAGAGCAACAAGCTCAGCTTGAGCAAAACATTCAGATGGCTCTACAGAAACAGGATATAAATCTTGAGGATGCCATTGATATTAGAGAGCTTAAGAATATAAAGCTTGCGAATCAGTTGCTTAAAGTAAAGAGAGTTCAGAAGGAGGATAAAGAATTAAAGAAACAAAAAGAGCTACAGCAGAGTCAAGCTCAGCTTAATATGCAATCTCAACAGATGGCGGCAGAAACTGCTATGCAAAAACAGCAGGCTGAGATACAGGGCAAGATGCAGCTTAAACAAGCTGAGGTGGCATTTGAGATTGAGAAGCTTAAAAATGAAGCACAGCTTAAAAGAGAGCTTATGCAGACTGAGTTTGATTTCAATATGCAGCTCAGAGATATTAGTGAGAATGCTTTACAGAGTAGAGAGACTCAGAGAGAGACAGCTAAATCAGAGCGTATTAGTCAGCAGAACACTGAGCAATCTAAGCTTATAGACCAAAGAAAGAACAACCTACCTCCACAGAAATTTGAGTCTAACGAGGATAGCCTTGATGGATTTGATATGGCTGAGTTCGAGCCGAGATAGTTAAATAAAATGTAACAAAATTTATTATTAACTTTGTAAAAATATAATTAAATGGAATTTAAAGTAAAAGAAGTTTCCGGTACAGAGCAGAAATCTCGTGCGGAAGTAGAAGAAGAATTATTAGCAAAAGCAGCGGCAGCTAATGAAGAAAATGAAACTAACTTGGAACGAGTGGAGACAAGCACTGAGAGTGCCCCCACCCCGAAAGAGCAAGAAAGCATACAGCCGCAAGGCGAAACACAAACTCAATCCTCAGAGTTAAAAGAGGAAGACGTTCTTTCATATATTAAGAATAGGTACGATAAGGAGATAAGCTCTGTGGGTCAGTTGTTTGATGAGAAAGAATCAAATGAGAAACTACCCGAAGATGTTGCAGCTTACTTTGAGTACAAGAAAAAAACAGGACGTGGAATTGAAGACTATGTTAAATTAAACCAAGACTTCGATTCTATGGACGAAAACACTTTGCTAAAGAATTATCTTCTTTCTACAGAAGAGGGATTAGATTCTGATGATGTAGAGGTTTTGTTAGACGACTATAGTTATGATATAGATGTTGATGACGAAACAGATATAAAGAAAATAAAGTTAGCAAAGAAAAAAGCGATTGGAAAAGCCAAGAAGTATTTCAATGAGCAGAAAGAGATGTATAAACAGCCCCTTGAGTCAAGTACGGTTGAACTCTCTGAAAGTGAGAAGGAAGAGCGCGAGGCATATAACCAATATTTACAAGAAGCGAAGAGCTTTGAAGAAGAACAAAAACGGAGACGTGATTGGTTCGTGGAAAAGACAGATGAGGTATTCTCAGATTTCAAAGGTTTTGATTTCAAAATAGGAGAAGACCAAGTTTTGACTTACACACCCACAAATGTGGACGACCTAAAGAAAAGAAACTTAGATACAAGTAACTTTATGAAGAAGTTTGTTGATGAGAACGGTTTGATTAGTGACGCTACAGGATTTCATAAAGCTTTAGCTATAGCATCAAATCCCGAAAGGTATGCCAAGTTCTTTTACGAACAAGGTTTAGCTGCAGGAACTGAAGGTGTTACGAAGAAGATGAAAAACATTAATATGTCTGAACGTAAAGCACCCGAAGTTAGCACCAAGGGAGGAGTGCAGGTTAAGTCTTTAAATCCCGACAGTGGTCGTGGTCTGAAGATTAGAAAAATAAAAAGATTATAAACAACAAACAAAGTCCTCTGAGTAAAGTAAGAGGCAAAAAGAAAAAATGGCAGTTAGTGCAACTCCCGGTTTTGATTTGCAGCCATCGGCACAACAGGTCCCGACAGCTACAAACTACATAACCAATTTTGATTTCTTGAATCAGTATCTTCCGGATACTTACGAGAAAGAATTTGAACGATATGGAAATCGTACAATTAGTTCATTCCTACGATTAGTTGGAGCAGAGATGCCTTCCAACTCTGACTTAGTGAAATGGGCAGAACAAGGAAGACTTCACACAAAGTACACTAAAGTTGGTGTAGCTGCAGGTGGAGCAGGAGACAACAGTGCAACATTCCAAGTGAATGACACAGGTGTTCCTGCCTTTTCAGCAACAAATGCTATTGCTCTTCGCGTTGGACAAACAATTATGATTGTCGCTAACAACGGTGGTGGAAGCAACAAAGCGGTTGTTACAGGAGTTACTGTAGCAAACAATCGTTTTACAGCGGCTTTTTACGAAGGAGCAGGTCAAGTTATTGCAGGTACAGGTTTGGCAAACTCTGACTTTACTGTATTCATTTACGGTTCTGAATTCAAGAAAGGAACAGAAGGAATGGTTGGTTCTTTAGAAGCTGACGATATCTTCTTTGAAAACTCTCCAATTATCTTAAAAGATAAGTATGCAGTATCGGGTTCTGATATGGCACAGATTGGATGGGTTGAAGTAACAACTGAGAATGGTGCTACAGGATACCTTTGGTATTTGAAGTCTGAGCACGAAACTCGTTTACGTTTCGATGACTACTTGGAAACTTCAATGATTGAAGCGGTTCCTGCAGCGGCAGAAGCAGTTCCCGGTGCTCCCGGAAACAACGCATCTGTTGAAGGTTACAAAGGTTCTGAGGGTATTTTCTACTCTGTAAAGAATCGTGGTAACGTATGGTCCGGTGGTAACCCTGTTGCCCTCGCGGATTTTGATGCAGTTATCTCTCGTCTTGACAAGCAAGGAGCTATCGAGGAGAATGTTATCTTCCTTGACAGAGACTTTGGTTTCGATATCGACGATATGTTAGCAGCTCAGAACTCTTACGGAGCAGGTGGTACATCTTACGGATTGTTTGACAATGACGAGGAGATGGCACTTAACCTTGGATTCACAGGATTCCGAAGAGGATATGACTTCTACAAGTCTGATTGGAAATACTTAAACGACCCAACAATGCGCGGAGGTTTACCTACAGGTGCAGGTTCGGGAGCGGTAAACGGATTGATGGTTCCTGCAGGTTCCACATCTGTGTATGACCAAATCCTTGGTAAGAACGCTAAGCGTCCATTCCTACACGTTCGTTACCGAGCGTCAGAAACTGAAGACCGAAGATACAAGTCTTGGGTAACAGGTTCTGCAGGTGGTGCAGCAACATCTTCTTTAGATGCAATGGAAGTTCACTTCCTTTCTGAAAGATGTGTATGTACTATGGGTGCAAACAACTTCTTCATTTTCGAAGACTAAGAGTTGATACAATACGAAGGAGTGTCCTCAGCGACACTCCTTTTTTTTAATTTAATATAAATTCAATCAAATGAAAAAAAAACAGAAATACGTTGACAAAACGTACAGACTAACGAGGGATGCAGCACCTCTATCTTTTATGCTGCCTGTCAGAAACTCAAGAAGAAGTCCGCTTCTTTATTTTGATGAAGACAAAGGAATTAACAGAGCACTACGTTACGCAGTAAACCAAAAAACTCCCTTCGAGGATGAGCAAGATGGTAATGCTATTGTAGAGCCTGTAGTTTTTGAAGACGGATTTTTAAACGTCTCAAGAACAAACCAAGTTCTGCAGGAGTTCTTACACTACCACCCGCTTAATGGTAAACGATTTGAGGAGGTTAATGCTGAGAAAGATGCTGCAGAAGAAGTAGAGTGGTTAAATGCTGAGGTAGATGCTTTGGTAGAAGCACGTAAGCTTACAATAGACCAACTTGAAACGCTTGGACGAGTTGCTATTGGAGCCAACGCAGTGAATATGACAACCGCCGAACTCCGTAGAGATATGCTTATCTATGCTAAGCAAGACCCCGACAGTTTTTTAAAGATGGTGTCAGACCCTATGGTTAAGCTTCAGTCTAATGTTCAAAAGTTATTTGACGAAAGATTGTTAGCTTTTAGAAACAATCAGAAGGAAGTTTACTTTAACCTACCGGGTAACAAGAAAAGAATGATGAACATACCATTTGGTGAAGACCCTATGTATGTAGTAACTTCTTATATGCAATCTGACGAGGGAGTAGAGATACTTGAGTATCTTGAAAAGCAGTTGGAAGAATAATTTTATTTTGCTTGTACTATGAATAAGAGGGCTTTTACGAGTCCTCTTTTTTTTCTTATCTTTGTACTATTAT